ATACAGGGTCACTTGTAAGTGGAAGTCCCCAAGGATTAAGACCCATTTGAGTACGAGCTTCGTCAATTGACAAGATTCCAGTACTAATCATAGTCTTGAAGTTGTCAGCCATTGTCTCTTCATCCTTGCTGTCTTCCATGCCAATCCATACAAATTGCATGTCTTCTTGCATGAAAATATCTTGAAGGATGTGGTCAAAAATAGCATTTTTAAGCCACTGAAGCATTGGTTTAAGAGCTTTGCGTTGGCTAATTTCTTGACTTGCTTTTGCCATCTGGCTTGCAGCACCTGAAGACTGAGAACTTGAGCTTCCACTACTCATTCCAAGTTCCATTGGCATAACATCGTACGCCATACAAATCATTTGAGTAATTGTTTCGTCAAAACCACTTGCCAAGTCAATAGGCTTTTGAGGTTTTGTATCTGAACCACGAGGAAGAACGATAATCTTATGCTTCCATGCTTGGTCTCCAGCAATTGCATTCAAAGTATCTTGCAATTGACGAATCTGTTGAGGAGTGCTAATGTCATCGCCAGGAATAATGAATTGGCCTGGGATAGTTCCTTCACTATAAAAATCAAGTTGAAACTGCTGGCGACGAAGGCCAGTCATTACAGGAATAATTGCTCTTTCAATCCCAGGAAATCCGTAAGGTGTCCAAGAACGACGAGTGTATGGTAAGTATAGAAGTTGGTCAGCACGATACTCATCAACTGGGTCATCCATTTCTTGAATGTCTGATTCAAGAATGATGTCCATCATGTCTACACGAGGAATTCCCCAAAGATATTGTTGGTACGCTACATCAGGAGGACGAGGAGTTCCTCCACGAATGTCAAGCATTGGTCGAATGGTTGTTCCATCAAGTACTTCTAGTGCTGCAAGATTAGAACCTAAAACGCCTTTACCATCAACACGAGGTGGGTGAAGGTAAAGTGCTAAAGCATCAACAACAAAGACATCTTCAAGAACTGCAGACATCCAACCAGAAAAGTCGTGGTAGTTTGGGTCAGGACGTTTAAAGAATTTTAGCGCTTCTAAGCGACGTTCTTGAAAATCATCATGCTTATCTAAATCTCCACGCATGCCGCGTGCAGCGTCATCAGTTGGTGTAATGTCCCAGTCAAGACCAAGAATTTCTTCTTTTCTAACTTGAATGCATGCGCGAACAACTGAATACATGTCTGCGTACGCGCGAAGATTTGCAAATGATACAAGCTTAAGACCTTCTGAGCCAGGTTGACCCATTGGCATGTTCCACGCAATTGGGTATTGCATTCGACGAGGTTCTGGTCTTCCAGAATCTGTCTGCGGAGCATCGATGCCCATTGGCTGAATTGGAGCCATAGGACCAAATGCGCCGGAAAGGAACGTGTCCCACGAACGAGGAAGAGCATTACCATAAGATATGCCAAAGTTCCATTCATTGTATTGAGACATAACGCCACCAGAAGCATAGTTACTTGGAAGTGGGCCAGTTGGTGCTCCCATTCCTCCTTGAGCACCGCCTCTTTGCGCGCCGCCTCTTTGAGCATTAGCTCGGGCTTTTAGCCCCTTTATGACTGAGTCTTCGCTCAAAAAGTCTCAACTATTCTGACTTGTCAGTGGATGAAGGACTCTTCTTCTTTGCAGTTACAACTTTTTCTTCATTTTCTGCAGCAGGTTCAGCAATAACTTCTTTGATAGGCTCAGCAACCGGTTCTGGAGTTGCTACAGGTTCAGGTGTAACTACTTTTGCAGGAGCAGGAACTCCTTTGAGTTCTGCTTCAATTGTGTCTAAAAGATTGCGAAGAACTGGACGCGCCTGGTATAAAGGCGCATCTGCGTCTGCAAGAGCAAGGATTTTTTCAACCTTCTCTTTAATTTCGTGCCACTTACTCATTTACTTCTCCTCGGTCTACTATAGATTCAGGCCATAAAACATTTGTCTTATCCCATACACCGTCTGGCCAAAACTCTATCTCACTTAGAGTGCCTGATGTATGAAAAACCATCTTTTTTATTCTAGGACAAGCTCTTAAATGCGCACCACCGCAGTGAGAACATTGTTGCGCGTTAAACTCATCCCATGTCAAAGATGATTCTACATCATTTTTATTACTCTTTTTTACATCTTTAATTTTTACTAGTCTACTCATCTTTAATCAATCTTCTTTCCGCAATGTGGACATGCATCTCTTCCTTCTTCAAGAAATCCTCGTTTACATCCAAGACATTCAAGAATACCGTAAGCAGCATTCCAGTCCATATGTGAAGGAGCTCCAAAAGAAAGAACAACTGCGTCAGCAAGGTCAGGAGAATTCATTCCTCGTTTTCTCATGTCTTCTTTGCTTTCAATGATAATTCTTCCTCGTGCATCAATCTTAAATTGCATGCTTGCAAGTTCTGAGACTAAGTCTTCATCATCCGGGTCAAGGTCAAGCTCTCCTCGTTCCAAAACTTCTCTAAGATTCCAATACCATTCTGCTCTATTGTTTGCAAATGTTACGTAGTCACGTGGGCGGCCTGATGCAACCATAGAGAACACAGGTTCTCCGTCTTCGGATAATCTGTCATACACTCCACCACCTACTCCTACTGTGTCAATTGCAGCAAGTTCAACATCGTATTTTTTAATGAATCTACGAACATTTGCAGCAGTTTCCATTGTGTCATTTCCGACAGAATTATGAATAATGCGCGCTCTGCCTCCTTGACGAAGAGCAATCACCGTTCTGTCTGACCCAAAGCGAGCAACGTCAACTCCGAGCATTGGTCTTTCATTTTCTTTAAGTTCAACTTCTCTTCGTGTTGCTTCAAAAAGAAGATTAAGAGGTAAAAGAGCAGTAGCACTTTGTTGTGGAAAAAGTCCAAGTACTTTTGATTGCCAGAATGGGTGATTTTCTCCCCACTTCTTTTTCTTTTCTTCTACCCATGTTGGAGAAATAAGAAGGTCTTTTACTTCTTCTGGAACTTCTTCTCCAGTAAAGTTTGGAGAATCAAACGCACTAATACGAATTTTGTTCCAGTCAGTTCCAGGCCTGCAAATCTTAGAAAATTCTGTTGTCGGGTCGTCAGGGTTTCCAATTGCAAGAATTCTAGATGATTCATTAGGAATCAATGTGTCAGCGGCATCCCAAAGAGATTCTGGAATTCCACATGCTTCGTCAAGTACTACAAGCACATATCGTGCGTGAATACCTTGAAAGGCAGTTGGAGAATAGTCACTTGGTTTTCGACCAAAGCCTACAAGTTCTTTTCCAATTTTCCATTCAGTTTCGTTTGTGTACCCAACAAGGTTTCCTTTAGCATGAGCTTTTCCAATTTCTCTCCAAAGAATTGCTCGCACCTGCTGGAATGTTGGAGCAGAAGTTACGACAAATGCTTCACCGGGAGGGTGCGCAGCAATCCACCAGCAAATAAGTCTAGAAGCAATGTATGACTTTCCAACGTCGTGGCAAGATTGAACTGCTGTGCGTCGATTATCTCTAACGGAAATAGCAATTTCTTGCTGCTTACTCCAAGGAGTTTCTCCAAGAACTTCTTTAATCCACACTACTGGGTCAGCAGCAATGTCTCTTTGCTTTTTATCAAATTCAATTCTGTCTGCTGCAATGTCAAATGCAGAAGGTCTAGATTGTTTAGGCGCAACAGCGTTATCAGTGGCCAAGTGCTCTAAGTTCCCGAATTGCAGTTTCTTCTGCTTTTAGTCTTTGCTCATCACTAAGTTCAGCAGAAATAAGAGTTCTACGAATTACGTCAAGAATCATCATTGCTTTTGCTTCTTCGATTCTAGTAAGTCTTTCATCAATGTTTAATCTTGACCATTCAATTAAAAGCTTTCCAGCTCTGTCCATACTTCTTTCGTAAAGAGCTACTTCTGCTCGAAGTTGCTCTCCAGAACGACCTTCATAACGATATTCTCCTCTAAGTTTTGCAACTTGTTCTGCGCAAAAGTCTTTGTAAAGAAGTACTTCACTTACAAGATTTGCAAGTTCTTCTAAAGGATTGTTTACTTTTTTTCCAAGTAATTCATGGAAAGCAACATCTTTTCCATGCACAAGAGAAATCTCAGCAATTGAAGCATTTTCAAGGTGTGTTTGGCAGAATGGGTAACCAGGTATAGAGCGTGTCTTACACCGTCGTCCAGTTGCAGATGTGCGAATACAGATTACATCAACAATTTCTGCATCAATTGGTTCTTCTAAATTGTTTTCATCTGTCATGAAGACATTCTATAATTAACTACAACCACTTGTAGTGCCACACTCAACGCATACGTGGCAAGAGCCGGAAGGTTGCATAAAAGAACCACACTGAGAGCAAAGAGGCATGTTGCTTGTTAAAAACTTTTTAGGTGTTTTACTTTCTTCTTTTTTAATTCTTTCAAACAATTCATGAATTTGATTTTCAGAAGGCCCTTCAATTTTCGGGTCAATTTGGCTACTAATTTTTAATTGTTGTCTTTTATCTGCATCAAGATAGTCAATTGCAAGTCTTTGAAGAACATAGTCTACAATAGAAGAAGCAGTTTTTACTTCTTTATCATTTGTCATGCCAAAAGGTTCAAAGCGAACACTCGAATATTTTTCAATGTAAGACTCAAGAGGAACTCCATACTGAAGACCCAAACTAAGAGCAACAGACCAAGCACCAACAAGTCCTTGTAGTGTTGACCCTTGTTTAGAAACAATGATAGAGACTTCTCCAAGTCTTCCATCTGGGTATTCTCCAGTAGTGATGTATCCTTTCAAATCATCAATCTTAAAAGTGTGAGTGTGTCCAATGCGACGTCGAGGAAGTTTTTCTTGTATCAAGGTGTAAGCAGTATCTTTCTGGGTTACTTTTTTATTTTTTGTATTCATATGTTCGGAATTAAGAACTAAGTGCACCTTGGTACACAATAGAAACTTCTACCTTTGCATCAAGAGCTTTTGAAATCTTTTCAAGAGTTCTCCATGTAGGCACATGAGTTCCTTTTTCAATTCGACTAATCACTGGTTGCCTTGCTCCAATAATGCGTGCAAGTTCTGATTGAGAAATATCCTTTTGGACTCTCAGTGTTTTGATTTGTTCGCCTATCGCAACTGTTGATTGCATAAGTTCTTCTGTATCTCGTTTTGTCATTATGTAATCTTTCGTCTTGAGATTCGTGGTTTTATCATAACAAGTTTATACACACTAAATTGTTTTTAGTGTACTTTACTGGATAGGCCAAACATACTCAAGGTTGTCTGGTAAGTCTGCTTCAAATAGTGGAGTATAAAAGTCTGGTTGCTTGCGAACAAGATTGCTACGATGACTTCTGTGCAAGTCTTCATTGCCAAGCCAAGCAGGTGCTATTTCTGCTGCTGGACTTCCTTCAGGAAGAGACTTGTAGTATTCCGCAACAAGGTCGTCAGACTTTTGCAAGCAAGTATCTTTGTAGCCACGACTAGTCCACTCAGTACAAATTGCATGTTGATAAATGTAAAGAGTTGTGATGTGCCCACGCCACATTTTGACTGCTGGATGACTTTGCCAGCCATAGTCTGGAACGGTAAGAGCACGAAGTACTTGAAATGTTTCGACTCGTTGTTTGCCAAGTCGTTTCATGTCAAGCACTTGCGCGCTTTTGTCAAAGTCTTTGTACGGAAGAAATGTCTGCATATTTACTTTGAGTAGATTTTTACTTGAGATGCCTGAATAATTTTAGCAACTACATCTGCAGTAAAAAGAGTTTTAGAACCATCTTCACCAATAGTTACAATTGGGTACTTGCTACGTGAAGTTGCAATCCCAGCAAAGACGTATTCTTTTTTGTTAACTATGAAGTGAGTGCCAATCAAGCCTGCAGGCAAACCATAGTTTGCGTGAAACCTTTCGTAAGCGCTAACTTCTGGACTTGTAATGTTGACGCCGTTTTCATCAAGTGTTTCGATAACTGACTCAAATGACACTTTGTAGATTTCGCCATACGTAGTGCGAATCTTAGGCGAAGACATCCCGTGCTTAGAAAGAATTTCTTTCACAGCAATTTCAATCTCACTTGTAACTTGCTCAGCAACTTGCTTTGATACATTCATCATGCCCTCCTTAAGAGCGATAAGTACTACAATTAACTATAACACACATGTGCATACCCGTACAATTCTCGGGTGCGTTTTTGTGGGTTTACAACTGGACTCTACGACCAAGCTTTGAAATGGTAACAAAGTCATCAAATGAATACTCAGTACCATTGTAGACTATCCA